ACTACTATCATGTCAGGAGATTATCTAAGACTTGCCAGAACACTCAGTACAACAGTTGACATTGTTGTGAAGAAGGATTCAAATAAAACACTATTCATTGACAGTAATGGAAAATCATTTCTAATTGAAATAAACGAACCGGCCGGAGGAACTATCATCAATGTTAAACAAAGCGAGTAAAATTTTATTATCACCGTGGTTAGCTATAGCTACCGTATCACTACTGTTAATAGTAAAGTTGATGAATCCGTTCTTAGTCGATGCGATGAAGTTAAAGTATTATGATTACCTAATGCTGGGTAAATCAGTTCAGTCAGAACAAATTGTCTTGGCAAATGTCGGAGAAAAGGCTATAGCAAAATATGGACAATGGCCTTTTCCTAGAGATATTCATGGAAAGATCATTGACGATCTATATGAAGAAAATGCAGGGTTAGTTGCAAGTACAGTCATGTTTCCTGAAAAGGATCGTTTTGGTGGTGATACTAAACTAGCTGAAACCCTTGCGAGAGATCCGGTTATCCTCAGTCAGACTCTATCTGACACTTGCACTAGGAATAACGCTCAGACTCATCGTACAGGCGTTGCTGTAATTGGAGACGGGCAACCGACTGAGTTTCTCCCGAATTATCCGTGTGTTCTTGATAATATTTCAATGCTTCAAGAAGGTGCTGCAGGTGTCGGCATAACAACTTCGCTTCCAGAGACTGACGGGGTAGTGCGTCGAATCCCTCTAATAGGGACTTCAAAGAACGAATACTATCCTGCATTTGCTCTTGAAGTGTTAAGGGTTGCTGCGGGTGATCCGTCGTATCAAGCGAAAATAAATCAGACTGGTGTTGAAGCATTGCGAATTCCTCAATTCGGAAAAATAGATACCGATGAATACGGCAGAGTATTTATCAACCCAAATTATAAGTTTCAATCATTTGAGGTTGGTGAGAAGGTTCCTGATCTAACTGGGAAAATTGTAATTCTTGGTGTAACCGCCAGTGGTCTAAGTAACCCTGTAGCGACTCCCTCAGGTGCCCAATATCCCCATCAGTTGCAAGCGAGTGTTCTTCAAACTCTGCTAAACGGTGATACGGTGTCAATTCCGAACTGGGTGGGTTTGGTTGATCTTCTAGCATTTGTTGTTCTTTCCCTTGCTGTCATCGGTCTATCTAACGTGCGTTACTCTATCATATGGATCGGTATAGTGATCGCAGGATATATGTATGCACCTATATATTTGTTCAGTCACAGTAAGATTTTGTTTGATATCTCATTCAATGTTCTTGCTGCACTTCTTATTTATTTACATGTATATAGCGTGAAGTTTATCACAGAATATTTACAGAAGCAACAAATTAAAAAGCAATTCAGCACTTATTTAAGCCCAGACCTTGTTGCAAAGCTTCAAAGAAACCCAGAACTATTGTCTCTAGGCGGTGACGAAGTAGAACTTAGTATCATGTTCACTGACGTTCGTGGATTCACTTCTATCTCTGAACACTACGGTAAAGATGTTCAGGGATTGACAAAGATCATGAACCGTTATATGACAACTATGACGAAAGCAATTCTAGAGAACAACGGAACACTAGATAAATATATCGGTGATGCTCAGATGGCGTTCTGGAATGCCCCAGTAAACAACGATCAACACGCCAAAGATGCAGTTAAGACTGCGTTTGAAATGATGAAAGCGTTAGAAGGATTCAATGAAGAAATTAAGAAAGAAGGCGTCCCAGCTTTTGGAATGGGTCTCGGTATTAATACTGATACCGTTGTTGTCGGGAATATGGGCTCTGATCAGCGTTTTGACTATACTTGTTTGGGCGATGGCGTTAACCTTGCATCTCGTCTCGAAGGGCAAAGCAAACCTTATGGCGTTAAAGTCATCATTGGACCCAAGACTGCTAGTGCGGTTCTGGACACATACCAAGTAGTAGAACTAGACTTGATCGCAGTTAAAGGCAAGACCGAACCTGCTAGAATATACACAGTTTAACCATTTAGTGACGCAGTAGCTGAACAACAGCATAACAATTTCTTAGAGTTGTATCGTGAGGGTAGCTGGAATGCGGCTGAAAGATGTGCTAATGACTTGAAAACATGTTGGAACAATGAGCTAGATAAGTATTATGATGCGATGCTAGAGCGCATTCAGGAATACAAGAACACTCCCCCGGCAAATTGGGATGGAGTGTTTAGGGCAACATCAAAGTAATATGCCCATTAAAAAAAATTCACACACCGTCACCGAGTCTAAGTAATACTAGCTGCATATCAAAAATGTGCAGTACTTTTAACCTAAAAGGAAACATAAAAGTATGAAGAAGTTAATCGCAATCGCAGCACTCGTAATGGCTGCTGTAACTACCCCGGCAATGGCTGGGACTCTCACTGCTGAGGCGAAGTTCGGTGATGTCCGCGGTGGCGCACACCCAGATGCTACCTCTTACAAGCTAGACTATACAACTAACGTTGTTGGTAATGTAATCGCCGGTGCAGAAGTTCAGGTCAGTCAGCCAGAAGACGGTGGACGCGCTAAGACTAAGCTATCGGCAAAGGCAGGTTATAGCCTTCCGGAAGTTCTTGGAATTCACACTGTTGCATACGGCGAAGCTGGCGAAGCCTTTGCTGATAAGGTAACTACTAGAGTCGGTAACCGCAATGTCGTGACTGGCGGAAACTTTGAATTTTGGGGTGCTGGTGTAAAGGCTAGCCGTCATATTTATGGACCACTGTCAGTTGTTGCTGGATATCGTCACCGTGAGAGCTTTAAGAATCATGACGGTGTAGACACTGATCGTCTTAATGCAGGTCTCTCGTATGAAGTGCGTGAAGGTACTTCGGTAACTGCAAACTACTACCGTACTCGCGGTACTGCAAACCTTGATACTATCGGTATTGCGATTTCGCAGAAGTTTTAAGTTAAACTGATTGTTGACTAGATAACGGCGGGAAGAAATTCTCGCCGTTATTTTTTGGGTATTAAATACATACATGAAGATTGGTCTTAGTCAAAAGATATTGAATCACAACGGAACAACCCACGACGCCATTGACCATGGTTGGTATACCATCCTTACTGGGCATAGCCTTTACTTTCTTCCTAACACAACTAATCAACAATTTGACAATGTAGCTGACAACATAGACTCATTGATACTTACCGGCGGTGATTCTTCTGAATTGAGACAGAGCGTAGAGCTAAGTTTAGCAAACAAGATGATGGAACGCGGCAAACCTGTAGTAGGAATTGCTCAGGGTGCATTAGCAATAGCTGATATATTGGGCGCTACTTTGGAGCCAATAAAGAAACACGTAACAGTAAACTATCCTATAATTTACCACGGTGAAGTAATAGAAGTCACCGGAGATCATGTAACCGGTATTCTAAAGAATGAAGCTAGTGTTGAGATGCTATGCACTGACTACAATGGATACACCGAGGCTTTCATAAAAGACAATATCGCTGGTGTTTTGTGGAATCCTGAACGGATGAGTAAGCCCTGGATTCCACCCGAGATCGCCCTACTATTAAGAATTTAAGATAAATACATTAATGAGAGCGACCGAACTACTTATTGAATCAGCCGTCATGGAATTGGTCAAAGAACTACCCAGTTTGGCTAAGCATGACTACAACACTATTGACACATTGATGCGTAAGATTGCTAAGAAGAATCATATTACTGGTAAGGCTCTGCACGACCTCTTCCTTAAGAAGTACAAGAAAACTCCTGACAATTGGATCAAGGATGTTAAGGAAGAAGGAGTTGAAAGCAGTGAATTAGATATTAAGGCTGAAGTTGAGAAGTTTGCTGAATGGGCTATGCGCCGTGTTCATCTTCAAAAGCCAATCAAGATTGATTTGAGCTATGATACTGAAGATGCCCAGACCAATCATCACACTGGTCGTCATACTGAGGGTGACCCAACTATCTGGGTATACGCCAAGAATCGCAATCTTGTAGACATCCTTCGCACAGTCTTTCACGAAATCGTACACTGCCGTCAAAGCGAGATTGACATGATCAAGCCAGGTGATTCATATCCTGGATCACCTATTGAAGCAATGGCCGACATGCTTGCTGGTAAGTACATCAAGATTTACGGCGAAAAGCATCACTACATTTTTCAATAACGGTTACCAATATAGTTGATTTCTCTACGCAGTCTGTTATACTAACTAGACGATAAGGAGAATCCATGACAACTCGTACTTTTAACAATGAAGCTAAGGTAAAGCTGACCCAACTCGTAAATGAGGGTATGGCTGTAATGCAAGAAATTGAAACTCTTAACGAAGGTCTCAGTGACACGATTAAGGCAATCGCTGAGGAGCTTGAAGTCAAGCCCAGCATCTTGAAGAAGGCAATTCGTGTTGCCCATAAGTCTCGTCTTGCTGAGACTAATCAGGAAAATGAAGACTTGAACACTATTTTGGAGACAGTTGGTAAGACTACCTAATGTCCTATATTGACGCAATTCTAGAACAGAAAGCGGACAGGGTCTACGTAGTAGAGCGCACTCCTGAGGGTAAGAGGGCCTATAAGGAATATAGTACCAACTATGTTCTTTATTACGCTGACCCAAAGGGTAAGCAACGCTCTATCTACGGGGATCCTGTAACTCGTTTCTCTACCCGTAAACGTGCAGAGTTTGAGAAAGAGCGTAGAATTCACTCCAACAAGCAACTGTTTGAGAGTGACGTTAATGTGGTCTTTAGGTGTTTGTCTGACAACTACTTAAATGTAGAGCCTCCGAAACTTCATACATGCTTCTTCGATATTGAAGTGGACTTTGACCCTGAAAGGGGTTTCAGTCCCACAGATGATCCATTCAATCCAGTGACTGCTATCTCACTGTATCTTGATTGGCTAGACCAGCTAGTCACTCTTGCTATTCCTCCCAGACACATGACGGATGAAACAGCACAAGAGCTAGTCAAAGATTTCCCGAACACGTTTCTGTTTCGCAGTGAAATTGAAATGTTTGACACGTTCTTTGATCTTATTGAAGATGCAGACGTAGTTACAGGTTGGAACTCAGAAGGATATGACGTTCCCTACATGGTGAATCGTGTTACTCGTGTGATGAGTAAGAACGACACTCGTAGATTCTGTCTGATGGGTCAGCTTCCGAAGCCTCGTACATATGAACGTTTCGGTAAGGAAGAACAGACTTACGACTTCATCGGTCGTATTCATATGGACTATCTGCAACTCTACAAGAAGTATAACTACGAATCTCGTCACAGCTATTCACTTGACGCAATCGGTGAGTATGAATTGGGTGAGCGCAAGACGCAGTACGAAGGGTCTCTTGATCAGCTTTACAACAAGGACTTCAAAAAGTTCATTGAGTATAACCGACAGGATACTATGCTCGTGTTCAAGATTCATAACAAGCTGAAGTTTCTTGATCTTGCGAATGCACTAGCACATGAGAACACTGTGCTGCTTCCGACTGTTATGGGTTCGGTGGCAATGATTGAAATGGCAGTCATGAATGAGGCACATGCTCGTGGCTTCATCGTTCCTGACAAGAAGCGTAAGGACTCGTTCGGTGAAGTCAGTCAGGCTGCGGGTGCATATGTTGCTACTCCAGTCAAGGGAATACACGAATGGGTAGGAGCAGTTGACATCAACTCTCTGTATCCCTCAGCAATCCGTGCATTGAACATGGCTCCTGAGACTATTGTGGGTCAGATTAGGCAAACTCTCACTGATGAGTATATGCACAAGAAGAGCCTTGCTCTTGCTAAAGACAAGCGTAAGAAGAAGAACGGTGATGACGCAGAAGCAGTCACTGGTGCAGTTCTCTGGGAAGGTCTGTTTGGCTCACTAGAATATACCGCTGTGATGAACCAAGAGCGCGGAACTACGCTCACGATTGATTATGCTGATGGTCGTAGCGAAGAAAAGTCTGCTGCTGAAATCTGGAAGATGATCTTTGACAGTCATCGTCCTTGGATCCTTTCAGCTAACGGAACCATCTTCACTTACGAAAAAGAAGGAATCATTCCGGGTCTGCTTTCTCGCTGGTACTCAGAGCGTAAAGAAACTCAAAAGCTAGCCAGAGAAGCCTATGGAACTGATATGTATGAGTACTACGATAAGCGTCAGCTTGTTCGTAAGATTCTGCTAAACTCTGCGTATGGCGCACTTCTGAACGAACACTGCCGATTCTACGACAAGCGTATCGGTCAGTCTGTTACATTGTCTGGTCGTCAGATTGTCAAGCACATGATGAGCCAAATCAACGAAATAGTTGAGGGCACTTATCAACATGACGGTAAAGCAATCGTCTATGGTGACACTGACTCTTGTTACTTCACTGCATATCCCACACTCAAGACTCAGATTGAAAAGGGAGAACTAGAGTGGAGCAAGGAACTGTGCATTGAATTGTATGACAACATCGCTGATCAGGCTAACGATAGCTTCCCCGCTTTCATGGAGAAGGCGTTTCACGCTCCTCGCAAGAACGGTGAAATCATCAAGGCTGGTCGTGAATTGATCGGTGATCGTGCAATCTTTATCACTAAGAAGCGTTACGCTATCAACATCTTTGACAAAGAAGGCAAGCGTCAAGACAATGACGGCAAGCTTGGTTCTGTCAAGGCAATGGGTCTTGATCTGAAACGTGCAGACACTCCGAAGTATGTTCAAGAATTTTTGATGCAAGTGCTTTGTATGGTCATTCAAGAAGGTAAGGACCGTGATGAAGTAGTTGACAAGATTCGTGAGTTCAAGACTTGGCTCTCTACGCAAGATAGCTGGTCTAAGGGAAATCCGAAGTCTGTCAACAATCTGACTAATCATACTATCAAGTTTGAGAAGACTGGCAAGTGTGCAGTCGG